GGTATCCCTAGACCCAGAAAGAAGAAAGATTTATTGCCTACCAGATAAATACACTACAGGGAAAAGAGGCTGGGTGCTAAGGTACCCAGCCAGTGTATTCATTCAAGGATAGGAATCCGAGGCCACACGATATGCAGAATCTACCAGTTGGTATCCATGAAGCAGTAGATAGTCTTTTGCTCCAGCACGGGCTAACCCCGGAGTTAAAGACAGTTGTCGATTTTCTGAACGATATCCCATCTGATCCAGATGATGTCCACTACTGGAAACTGATTGCCAGTTCCATGGAGAGCGAGACGAAGGCAGTCAAGATTTCGCTTGAGCAGACCAAGCACCAACTCAAGCGCCTATCCCAGATCGTTGATGACAACCTAATGAAGATTGACGAGTTGGTGTGCAACCATCCTATAGCCGAACGAAAAATCTCCATGGTGGCTGTCAAGAAGATCATCGATACCACACGCAAATTGATTGATTCTGGCCCTTGAAAAAAGTGGAATCGTGTGTTATAATAGACCACTCTACATGATGAAATGAAATGACGACACAGCCAACACTGAAATACCGTGAAGACGTGATTGTAGCCGATCTACTCGAATACATCAAGTCCACCTATGGAGCGCACTACGTCGGAGATGACGGAATCCAGGCGCTCGATGTCTACAATGCCCTCGGTAGTGCAGATACTACCTGCCGCGATACCGCGATTAAGTACCTCATGCGTTGGGGTAGGAAAGAGGGAAAAAACAAGAAAGACCTATTGAAGGCCCTGCATTACATCGTCTTGCTGTGGCACTTTGCGTATGATGAAGAGGAAACCTGATGCTAAGGCATATTGCCCATAACAAAGTCTCCGGTCTGACCGGAATTATCGATGAAGACATCCAGCCCAATGCAGTTGATGTAAAGGTGGCTGAGGTCCGAGAGGTCAACACTAGCATATTCGCTCTCGGTCGAGATGGTAAGAAGCACCGTGGTTCCCGTCCGCTGAAGCCATCCGCCCGTCATGGTGGTCAGTGGTGGAGGCTCAACCCAGGTGCATACGAAATCGTTTTCTATGGTGAAGTGACAATCGGTCCACACCATGCAGGTATTATTCTCCCCCGCTCCACTCTCATCCGTAATGGCGTCACCCTCTTCAGCGGTCTCTATGACAGCGGTTATAAGGGCAAGATGGTCGCCACTCTCTACGTTACCACTGCACAGTTTGATCTAGAACTTGGTACCCGCCTGGGTCAATTCGTCCTTTACGATGCTGAGTCCGGTGAACAGTACGATGGTAGTTACGGTGAAGGTACTGAGCACGATGAGAAGTATTCCAATACCGCAACAACAGAAGTTTCAGCAACCCCAGTTAAGCGTGGTCGTGGACGCCCCCGCAAAAATCCGTGAGCCAGGAGTTAAGTATGAGTGAAACTGTAGAGAATATCGAAGTTCAGAAGCCTTTCGAGATCAAGTTGTCGATTGAGGAACTTCGTAAGCGTAAGTTGTTTATCGGCGTCCCGATGTACGGCGGTCAGTGTGCAGGTATGTTTGCCCGCTCGATGGCTGATCTATCGGCAGTGTGCGTACAGCACGGCATCCAGATGATGTTCTATTGTCTGTTCAATGAGTCCCTGGTCCAGCGTGCACGTAACTACGTCTGTGATGAGTTCCTCCGTTCGGATGCAACCCACTTGATGTTCATCGACTCGGACATTGGCTTCAACCCCAATGATGTGTTGGCCCTCCTTGCGATGGCCGGTGATGATGATGAGTACGACGTTCTATGTGGTCCATATCCCAAGAAGTGCATCTCCTGGGAAAAGATCAAGATGGCCGTCGATAAGGGCTTTGCGGATGAGAATCCGAACACCCTTGAGAAGTTTGTCGGTGACTACGTGTTCAATCCTATCGGTGGTACGACCTCGATTCCGATTGGTCAGCCGGCACAGGTATCAGAGGCTGGTACCGGTTTCATGATGATCAAGCGTAAGACCCTTGAGGCTTATCGCGAAGGTTATCCAGAGACTTCCTACAAGCCTGACCATGTGCGTACCGAGCACTTCGATGGTAGTCGTGAGATCAACGCCTTCTTCGATTGCCAGATTGACCCAGTGACCAAGCGTTATCTGAGTGAAGATTACAACTTCTGCTACAACGTACAGAAGATCGGCCTGAAGGTTTGGTTGTGCCCATGGATGCAGCTACAGCACGTTGGTAGTTACGTCTTTGGTGGTTCGCTGGCCGATCTTGCAGCTCTAGGCGCATCGCCTACCGCTGACACCGGTCAACTAAAGAAGCGCTAATCTGAGTATATCTGGGTGAGTTTCCTCCTTTTCTCACCTAGTGCCCATGGGAGAGTAGTGACCTCCTCGATGGGCTTTCTTTATTATGAGGATTTTACATGAAGCTTGATGCACGCACTATCAGCATTCTCAAGAACTTTGCCACCATCAATCAGTCGATTGTAGTCAACCCAGGCAATGTGATTGAAACGATTTCCCCGTCCATGACGGTAATGGCACGAGCAACGGTACTCCCTGAGTTTGACCGTCCGTTCGCCATCTTTGAACTACCTCGTTTTTTAAGTGCTGTCTCGATGTTCAAGGACCCAGAGTTGGTCTTGGATGAGAAGCACATGCTTATCAAGGATAACAACCAGAAGATTCGCTACAGCTATGCTGAGGCTTCCATGGTCCTATCTCCTGAAGGCAAGAAGATTCGTCTGACCAATCCAGAGATTGAGTTTGTGCTCGAACAGGACGTCCTACAGAGCCTTCTGAAGGCTCAGGCTACCCTAGGACTACCTGAGATCGCCGTGACCGGTGATGGTCGCCGTATCAAGGTACAGGCCATGGATAGCAAGAAGCCTGACTGGGATACCTATGATGTGGACGTTGGTGAGACCAATGACACCTTCCAGATGGTCTTCAAGGCAGAAAATATCCGTATCATTCCAGGCACCTACAAGGTGGCTATCACCTCCAAGGGTGTTGGTCGATTCACTACTACGGATGATGGCTCTGAAGTCACCTATTTCATCGCAGTCGAACATTCGTCCAGCTTCGGGGAGTAATCATGATTCGTGAAGAGTTCCTATGGGTCGAGAAGTATCGCCCCCATTCCGTCTCGGAGACGATTATCCCCGCCGAGATGAAGAAGCCATTCCAGAAGTTCGTAGACGATAAGAACGTCCCGAACATCATCCTGGCAGGCCGTTCGGGTATCGGTAAGACCACCATTGCTCGTGCCATGCTAGATGAGATGGATTGCGACTATATTCTGATCAACTCGTCCCTGGATCGTGGTCTGGATGTCATCCGTAATGATATCGCACAGTTCGCCTCCAGTGTGTCTCTCAGGGGTGGCCGCAAGTACGTCATTCTGGATGAGGCAGACAATCTTCCTGACGCTTCCCAGAAGGCCCTGCGTGCATTCATCGAGCAGTTCAGTGTCAACTGCGGCTTCATCCTGACCGTTAACTTCCCAGGCAGGATCATCGAGGCGCTCCATTCTCGTTGCCCAACCATCGAATTCAAGATCACCAAGGAAGATAAGCCGAAGATGGCGTTTACCTTCTTCAAGCGTCTATGCAAGATTCTTGATACTGAGGGTGTTGAGTACGATCAGAAGGCTGTTGCGGCACTAATCGATAAGCACTATCCAGATTGGCGCAGTGTCCTTGGTTACGCTCAGCAGTATGCTGCCCATGGCAAGATCGATGTGGGTGTCCTGAGCAGTCTATCGGAGGTATCCTTCAAGGGTCTGATGGGCTCTCTCAAGGACAAGAACTTCCCGGCAGTACGTCGCTGGGTTGCCGAGAACGCAGACATCGAGACCTCGGTCCTATTCCGCAAGCTTTACGACAGTGCAAGCGAGCATCTACAGGCTAATAGCGTTCCACAGATGATCTTGCATATAGCCGATTATCAGAATCGTGCGGCCTCCGTGGCCGATTTGGAGATCAACACCGTGGCCTTGCTGGTGGAGATCATGGCAGACTGCAATTTCCTATAAGGATATTCTATGAATGATGAACGAGTACCTCTAACTGGCTTCGCTTCGACCTATCATGAGTTCCATGAGATTCGGGATCAGTTTGCTGTTGAGATGTGTGAACGTGGCTTTGGTTGTTGGATGGACTTCCATTGTGATGATTATGATGGATCGGTTGAGTTCAATAAGGTAAAGAATGGCGCTAAGCTCCCCGCTAAGGCTCAGTATTTCCTTCTAGAACAGGGATTCATTAAGGCTTACCTCAATCATGAGGACGGCTCTGAGACCCATTACACCTGGAAGCGCAGCCCATTTAAGCCGGATGATGGCTGGCGCGTGAACTACCGTACTCGCGAAGTCAATCCATGGCCTACCTCCTGGCCTGCCAAGGTAGGTGACTACAAGGAGAATCCAAAGCTATGAGTTCCCCTGACGCCTTTGAATTCGTGAAGGCGGTCACTTACACCAAGGAAAACCTGTTAGAGGATAACCCGGCCAACATCGCCGGGTATGTCCCTTTCCTAGTCAATAAGGCTCTTTCATACCATGCGGACACTATTATGTACGCCAATGAGATGAATAGGCACTGGGAACTACCTAAGGAAGCGCAATACTTGTTCCTTCTAAATACAATACGCAAGTCTAAACGATTTGCTAAATGGGTGAAGAAGACAAGCAGCGACGACCTTGAGGCTGTCCAGAAATATTATGGCTACAGCCGTCAAAAGGCGGAACAGGCGCTCCTGCTACTCACCGAAGCACAATTGGCGCAGATTCGCCAAGCATTAGATACTGGTGGTAGCGATGACCGAAAGAAGCAAAGAACATGAGTTGTTCCGAGGATATGGTGTTGAAGTGAAACTCCATGGCGAGGATGACTTCCTGAAGATCAGGGAGACCCTCACCAGAATCGGTGTAGCTTCCAAGAAAGACAAAAAGCTGTATCAGTCGTGCCACATTCTCCATAAGCAGGGACGGTATTCTATCGTCCACTTCAAGGAGTTGTTTGCTCTGGATGGCAAGCCCTTTACCTTCACTGATGAGGATAAGGGTCGCCGCAATGCCGTTGCTAAACTCCTAGAAGAATGGAACTTGCTCACGCTGGTACAGCCTATTCCTGATGATGAACCGGTGGCTTCCATTTCCCAGATTAAGATTCTCCCCTTTAAGGAGAAAGGTGACTGGATTTGTGTGCCGAAGTACTCCATTGGCAAACCGAAGAAGTGATCTATGAGCTATAGTGATTTAGTATATCAGCGCAACGAAGATGCCAACGGAATTTCCGATTGGACCTGGATCAAGGATGAGAATGGCGTCTGGGACGGTCCCAGGGCTAACTGGCCTGATCACATTCAACTCTGGCTGCAACACACAAAGCATCGCAGAGTAGTCGTTCAGGCGGGAGGAGCATGTGGAA